GTGAGCCAGTCAAACCTGGTATGACGTATACGACACCGGGAGCTGTTGAAAAAATGTGGAGTGATCCACGTGCTATCAACGCAAAAAACTGGCTTGATACTGAGTCAAGCGATTTAGTGTTGGCATATCTTCCTAAAGAAATGAATGACAGACGACCCTCTATCGGAACTATCATAGAGATCGGTTGGACATTGGGTTTGAAAAAACCATTGATTGTTGTCTCTAACGATAACCAGATGTTAGATCATCCCCTAATAGAATGTAATGCGGCATGGCGTCTAGATAACCTAGATGATGCTGTAGAAGTTATTATAGGATTGTTTTCTGATTATGTTAAGAAGCGTTAGGTCCATGGAGACCACATGGCAACTGATAAGAAGAAGAAACCACATTATGTAAATAATAAAGAGTTTTTACAGGCAATGATAGAATGGAAAGCCGATGTAAGAGAAGCAGAGGCGAATGATGAGCCTAAACCCCAAGTACCAAATTATATTGGTGAATGTTTTTTGAAGATAGCAAACCATTTAAGCTATAGACCTAATTTTATTAACTATACTTATAGAGAAGAAATGATATCTGATGGTATCGAAAATTGTCTTAATTATATTAATAATTTTGATCCAGAAAAATCAAAAAATCCATTTGCTTATTTTACACAAATAATTTATTTTGCATTTATTAGACGTATTACTAAAGAAAAGAAACAAAGTCAAATTAAAGATAAAATTTTAAAAACTAGTAATATAGAAGATTTAGTTGCTACACAGGACCATGATGATGATACTCAGTTTCAACAACAATTTTTAGAATATTTGGAGCAGTATAATTTTGGCGACAGAAATTAATGTAACATCAATTAATGCTTTTATTACACCCATATTTACATCAGTAATAGAGGGTATGACCGAAGATAATAATATAGAAGCAGAATTAAAAGATAACATTATAGAAGATCCTTTAGATGCCTTTGCTACACAACAAACACCGGCAGATTTGTATATTGAACCATTATGTGAAGCTATTACAACATTAGTACATGAAATACTGGTACGAAGTTATAGATATGCTTCATATGGTATAGAGATAACATCTATGTGGGGCAATGTACAGAGACATGGTAACTATTGTTTTAAACATACTCATGCTAATAGTATTTTTAGTGGGGTATTTTATCTCAATGAAGATATTAATTTTCCTCCTGTACAATTTCATCGTCCATCAGAAAGTAGTTTTGATATGATAATAGATGAGGATAACGAATTTAATAGAGGTAAAGTTTTTTTGTATCCTAAGAGAGATATGTTAGTACTTTTTCCAAGTTGGCTAGAACATGATGTTCCGGTAAATACTTCTGGTAAGGATAGATTATCAATAGCGTTCAATGTTATGTGTCGTGGTAGATTTGGTCAAGAGAATAGTAGACAAGAGGTTATTATATGATATTGACCGACCTGAATACTGCTATTAGGGAAAAGAGAGAAAGACAACGAGTTTTAGATTTTTATTCAGATAAGGTTCAGTTTCATTGTGGAGAAAATTGTTTTCACATAGGAAAAGTTTCTCACGGTAATAGTTATTATTTTAGTAACGCAAAGGGATTCTTTTGTTGGAAATTAGATGTAGGTCGTGATGTAGATTTACCTAATGTATGTAATTTTAATTGTGGATATTGCTCTCTTCCACACGCTTCAACAGTACCACAATTTGTAAAGAATAATTATGTTGTTCCTCAAGATTGGGAAATGAAACCTATATGGAAAGAACAGATAAAATGGTCATGTGAAGATGCTGAGAGGGATTATTTTCTTTATAATTTTACAGGCAATGAAGCAGAGACTTTATTTTATTTACCATGTGTTGAAGCATATATGAATTTTTTTGTTAATGAGTTAGAGCCGATTTATAATAAAAGAGGTTGGGCTAAACTTTCTACAAATGGTGTACCATTAAATAAAGAAAAAATACAACGATTAAAAGATGCTAGAATAGATGAATTGGTAGTCAATATAAGTGCTAGTAATTTTTCTAAAGATGTTTATAATAATATCGAAGAAGCTGCTAAGCATATGATAGTAACTTGTTGTGCGCCGCTGTGGCCGTTACAACGAGAGGGTTATATAGAAATGCTACCTATTTTAAATGATATTGGTGTAAAACATTTAGAACTTTATCAGTTACAAATATTAAATAACCTTCATTTTGAAAAAACATCGAAGCTTCTTCCAAGCGAAACTAAATATGTTTCGATGGATAATATTAGATGGCCTACAAGTGAATTAGAAGTATTAATAGTAGATGATGGATTATGTGAGGAAATAATGACTATAGTTGCAAACAATAATTATGATTATTCAGTTTTAGATATGAATTGGTATGTTACTTTACCATTTTCTTATGATAAAGAAGCTTTTGATATTCCATGAAAGTAGCAATAATAACTGACACACATTTCGGAGGAAAAAACGATAATGTTTCATTTGCCACCTTCCAGAGGAAATTCTACGAAGGAACTTTTTTCCCAATACTTGATAGGGAAAAAATTACAACAATACTTCATTTGGGGGATGTGTTTGATAGGCGCAAGTATTCTAATTTTTTATCTCTTAAATTAGCTAAAGAAATGTTTTTTGAGCCAGCACAAAAATATAATATTCATATGTTGGTAGGAAATCATGATGCTTATTATAAGAATAGTAATGAAGTAAATTCAATTGAATTAACTTGTAGCGAATATAAAAATATAACAGTTTACCGTGAAGTTCCGGAAGTCATAGATATAGCCGGACATTTTATTTTTTTAATTCCTTGGATAGCTCCAGCTAATCGTGCTATGACCTTGAATATGATAAAGAAGGCAAAGGCTGATGTTGTAATGGGACATTTAGAAATTAATGGTAGTGAGATGATGCCAAATATCTATTGTGACCATGGGTTAGATAGAGATTTATTTAAACGATATGAACGAGTATTTTCTGGACACTATCATACACAACAAGACGATGGACATATTCGTTATCTTGGTGCACCGTATGAAATTAATTGGTCAGATTATAATTCAGCAAAAGGGTTCCATATCTATGATACCGAAACCCGTGAGATTGAATTTTATCAGAACCCCAATAGACTATTCAAGAAAATCTTTTATGATGACAGTCAACATAATATGCTTGATATTGATTTGTCCGAATATGAAAACACTTATGTAAAAATATTTGTAGTAAACAAGACAGATTTTTATACCTTTGATAGATTCATAGAAAAATGTTATAATGAAGGTAATTTTCTTGAATTGAAAATTGTTGAAGATTTTAGTGATTTAAATCCAGATGCTATAGCAGATTCAGAATTAGAAGATATAGAAGATACCTTAACGATATTGAGCAAATATGTTGAAGAAATTGATAGCGAATCTCTCAATAAGGTTAAGCTAAATCAGTTATTAAAAAACTTATATTTAGAGGCTAATGAAAATGATTGAGTTACAAGAACATCGCTTATTTCCTACTTTAATTTTTTCAACACATATAGAAAATTTTAAAGATATTAATATTTCTATTTTAAAAAAATTATCTAAAGCTGAAAGAATAGAAAAGGTATACGGCGAACAAACATTTAATATAAAAGATTGGGAAGAAATGCAACCATTTAAGGATCAAGTAGATTCTTGTTTGGGGCAGATACAATCTCATTTAGGATATATTGTAGACCATTCTTTAGAATCTATGTGGATACAAAGTTACAGTAAACCACATATGTTAGAAAAACATACACACCCTAATAGTTGGTATAGTGGGGTTTATTATTTAAGAGCTGACGATGAAGCTGGTCCTATAGTTTTTCACGACCCTAGACCAGATGTTGGTGTTGTAAGTTATTATAAAGATAGAGAAGAAGAAAAAGTATCTAATAAAATAGAATTTAAACCAGAGCCTGGTTTATTAATATTATTTCCAAGTTGGTGTATGCATAGTGTATTAGTAGGCTCTGGTGCTAGAGTAAGTATTGCTTTTAACTATCAGAAATCTATGGTAAATGAAAATGAGTTAACCGTTATATGATAGTTTTTAGAGAAGTAAATTTTAAAAATTTCCTGTCAACAGGAAATACTCCTACTACAATACGATTAGATAAAGATAATACAACACTAATTATAGGTGAGAATGGAAGTGGCAAGTCAACAGTGCTTGATGCGTTGTGTTTCGGTTTATTTGGTAAAGCATTTCGTAATATCAAAAAGGATCAATTAATAAATTCTGTTAATGAGCGTGATTGTAAAGTAGAAGTTTATTTCGATATTGGTAAACGAAAATATCATATTATTAGAGGTATTAGACCTGGACGTTTTGAAATTTATTCTAATGATAAGATGATAAATCAAGACGCTAGTGCTAGAGATTATCAAAAACATTTAGAAGAAAATATACTTAAATTAAATTATCGTTCATTTACTCAAGTAGTTATTCTTGGGTCATCATCATTTGTTCCATTTATGCAATTGACTCCAGCTGCTAGACGAGAAGTTGTAGAAGAAATTTTAGACATTAAAATTTTTTCCATGATGAATAGAGTGCTTAAATGGAAAATAAAAGACATGAAGGAAAAACAAGAGGATGTAAAACATCAATTTGTTATGACTAATACTAAAATTAATATGACAACAGAACATATAGAATACACAAAAGAAAAAAGTAAAGAAAGTAAATCGGCTCTAGAAACGAAAATACGAGATAATGAAAAAGAAGTAATGGAGCTGAAGGATCAAGTTAATCAATTGATATATGAAGTTGATGATTGGAGAGATAAAGTATTACCATCACAAGCAGAGTTTAAAAAAGAACAGACTGACTTTATTAATGTTAGAGTAAAGTTACATGATAACTCCAAACGTATGGAAAAGGAAATTAAATTCTTTAATGAGAATGATGATTGTCCTACTTGTGAGCAACCTATAGATAATGAATTTAAAGAGAGGGCTATAGAAAGAAGGGCAGACAAGATGATGACAAATGCCTGTGCTCTTACTAGAATGGATGAACAGATAAAGGCTATGGACGCTCAAGAAAAATTATATAATAAAAAAGATAAGGAAACTAGAGACAAGGAAGTAGAAGCAGCAAAGAAAACAACATCAGCAAATTCTATAGAAGATTTTAATGTAGACCTGAGAAAACAAATTGAAGAATTACAAACTATAGACGCTGATTTAGTAGAAGAAAAAACAAAACTTAAATTATATAAAGATGAATTGAAAACAATTGAAAGAGAAAAAAATAAATTAACCGAAGATAATAACTATCTAACAATAGCAAAACAATTATTACAGGATTCAGGCATTAAGTCAAAGGTTATTAAGCGATATCTTCCTGTAATGAATAAATTGATTAATAGTTATTTGTCTGCTTTAGAATTTCAAGTTAAATTTGAGTTAGATGAGGAATTTAAAGAAACTATAAAATCTCGATATAGAGATGTGTTTGGTTATGCTAATTTTAGTGAAGGTGAGAAGATGAGGATTGATTTAGCGTTATTATTCACATGGCGACAGATAGCCAAAATGAAAAATTCAACCAACACGAACCTATTGATCCTGGATGAGATTTTTGATTCTAGTTTAGATTACAATGGAACGGATGAATTTTTAAAAATACTTAATACTCTTTCAAATGAAAACGTATTTATTATTTCACATAAGAGTGATTTGAATGTGGATAAATTTGATGGATTAATACGTTTTGAAAAGCGTCAAAACTTTAGTAAGGTGACAACATGAAATTAATAGAAGCACACAATCCTATTATCAGACAAAATCTTGAAGCATTTGATTTTGATAATCCTGTAGTTCCTCCATTGGAATTAGTTGAAGAAATGCAAAAGGTTCGTTTAGAAGGCAGAGGTGTGGGACTAGCAGCAAATCAAGTAGGAATTGATACAAGAGTTATAGTTATAGGAACTATAGGAGAAGATTTTGAGGCTTGTTTTTTTAATCCAGTTATTACTATGCACAGTAAAGAAACGGATTACTTTATGGAAGGTTGTTTGACTTTTCCAGGGTTATGGTTAAAGATAAAAAGACCCACCGGAATAACCCTAATGTATCAAGATGTAAATGGTGAAGGACATCATATGGAATATAATAAAATGGTGGCTAGAATATTACAACATGAAATTGACCATTTGTATGGTATTACCTTCAAAGAACGTGCCAATAAGTACCATTTACAAAAGGCTTTAAAAGAAATGAAGAAAAACAGTAGATTACAAAAAAAGGTTGACAAACAAGAATATTAATGTTATCCTGGAAGTCTATTTAATGATAAATAGATGTGTAGGAAATGCCTCAGGGGTTTCTTACATTTTAACCTTGCTTAATAGGAGGACCTTAAAATGGTTACAAGTACAGCAATTTCAAATATTTTTGATGCCTTTGATAGGAATCAACTCACCCCATACGCAGTAGGATTTGACCGAGTCTTTGACCGGTTACAAGACTACGCTTCACACCAAATGACATCAACAGGCTTTCCGCCTTATAATATTCGGAAAGACGGTGATTTCAATTTTGTTATTGAACTGGCACTCGCCGGCATGACCAAAGAAGATTTGGAAGTCGAAGTTGCCGACGGTGTTCTGTGTGTACGGACAGTAGGTAAAAAAGATGAAGGAGGGGCCGCTGGCATTTTAGATAAAAGTGTTGAATTGCTACATCGTGGCATTTCACATAGGCAGTTTAATCGCAAGTGGACTCTTGCCGATGACGTTATTGTGAAAGAAGCCAAGATGGAAAATGGTATGCTTCTTATTCGGTTGGAACGTGTTATTCCAGAAGAAAAGAAACCTCGTTTAATTGCTATTAAATAATAGTTATGGGGCGGTTCGCCGCCCCATTTTTACGATTATATTATGAAAGAAATTTTAGATGTAAAACCAGATTTTACAAAAATTACAGATATGGACCTTATTGGGTTATTATCTTATTGTGAAGATTGGCTTCCAGAAAGGGTTTATGATACAGCATATTCACAAGTATTTCCAGAACAACAGGTTCTGGAAGTAAAAAAACCCTTTGGAGAATGGTTAAAGGGACCTAAAAAATTGCCGGATATAGTTAGATTTGAATTAGTTAGAGCCGCTTATATTAATTTTGAAGCGGGTAAAATGAAAAATTTAAAGATTGCTTATCTTACTACAAAATTTTTTAAAAATTCTTTAGTTTGGTCGTTTATAGGTTTTATTTTTTGGTGGTGGTTTTTATGAAAAAACAAGATTTAACTACAGGGGCTGGTAAAAAACTATATATTTACGATGAAGTTTTTGATTATAGTACCCAATCTAAATTGGAACATTATATATGGTCATCATATTTTAAGCCTGTAGGAGAAGACCGTGGGTTTGATCGAAATACAGCTAATCATTTAACAATGATGGCTACTTATTCTAAAGAGGACCATGAAACATCACATTTTTTCGATTATCTTCCTAAAGAAATACAGGAAGAACATAATATAAGTTTAGATACTTATAGTCATGGCTTTGCTAATTTGGTTACACCATCAGATAGATTTCATGTGCATTCGGATAATAGTGTACCAGATCCAAAAACATATTATAAAGAAGATGAAATAGACCATAATAAGACTTTACTTTATTATCCGTCTATGAATTGGCACGTTGAATATGGTGGTGATACTTTATTTTTAGATGAAACTGGCTTAAGTGTAGAGGTGTTTTCACAATATACAAGTGGTAGAATTATTATATTTGATTGTAATATACCACACCTTATGAGACCATCGACAGCTTTGGCCCCCCATTTTAGATTCAGTTGGGTGATAAAGTTTCTAACAGATGAAAATTTTAGAAACTATTGACAAAACATTAAAAAAGTGATAGGATTATATTATGACAGCAAAAATTGCTAAGTTACCTGAAACGTGTTATAAGTTCCAAGAAAATAAATCTCTTAAAGAATTAAGAGAATATATTGATAAAACTTATGACGGACATTATTCTACAGACAAATATCAAGCAACAGATATGATTATTGATGCGGGTCACGGTGAAGGATTTTGTATGGGTAATATTATGAAGTATGCTAAGCGGTATGGACGTAAAAATGGAAAGAATAGGGATGACCTTATGAAGGTTTTACATTATGGAATTATTATGTTACACATAAACGAAACGGAGAGTGAAGATGAAATTAAGTAATGAAACGATTGATGTATTGAAGAATTTTTCAAGCATTAATCAAAATATTTTGATTAAAGAAGGTAACACGGTGAAAACCATGTCTACTATGAAAAACATTTTGGCGACAGCAGATGTTAATGAAAATTTCCCGAGAGATTTTGGAATCTATGATTTAAACGAATTTCTTGGAGTGATGAGTTTGACAAAAGATCCAGAAGTGTCTTATCAAGATAGTCATATGGTTATCAATGGTGGTGGTTCAAAGATTAAATATATGTATTCAGACCCATCTATTTTGGTGACTCCGCCTGAGACTTTTAATGCACCAGAAACTAATATCAATATTAAAGTGACAAAGGAGAATATGGCGGCTCTAACAAAAGCATCAGCAGTAATGATGTTGCCAGACCTTATTATTGACCAAAATGTTATGAAAGTTAGTGATTTGAAAAATGCAACATCTAATGAGTTTGCTTTGGATCTTGATTATGAAGGTGATGATTTCAGTGTTAATTTTAAAATAGAAAATATTAAAGTTATTCCTGGTAATTATGATGTTAGTATTTCAACGACTGCTTTAGTATCTAATTGGAAAAGTGGTGTAGTTGATTATTGGATCGCTCTTGAGCAACCCACGGATTAGTACGGAAATACTGTACCATTTTATGTGCCACAAGTGTGCTGGTTGGTGGTCCATAGCAGTAGAAAGTTTTTTACCTTTGGATAGAGAATGGTACTGTCCTTGGTGCGGTGAGAAGGAACTTTATAATGAAAGAGACATATCTATGGGTAGAGAAGTATCGCCCTAAAAAGATAACCGATTGTATTCTTCCTGAATCAATCAAAAATACCTTTCTAGAATTTGTCGGACAAGGAGAGATTCCTAATCTTCTCCTTGCCGGTGGTTCTGGTGTAGGTAAAACAACTGTTGCTCGAGCGTTGTGTGAGGAACTTCATTCTGATTATATCATTATAAACGGATCAGAAGAATCTGGCATTGATGTATTGAGAAACAAAATTAAAACATTTGCTTCAACTGTTTCACTTCAAGGTGGACAAAAAACAGTTATTCTTGATGAAGCAGATTATCTAAATCCATCTTCAACACAACCTGCTCTTCGTGGGTTTATTGAGGAGTTTCATAGAAACTGTCGTTTTATTTTTACTTGTAATTATAAAAATAGAATTATAGAACCATTACATTCTCGATGCTCAGTTATCGAGTTTAAGATAAACGGCAATAAAGCAATACTTGCTTCACAGTTTATGACTCGTATTGAAGGTGTTTTGAAACAAGAAGATATTGGATTTGAAGAAGAAGTTGTAGCAGAATTAATTATGAAACATTTTCCAGATTTTAGGAGAGTGTTGAACGAACTACAGCGCTATAGTGTTAGTGGTGTAATTGATTCTGGTATTCTTGTAAACATTGCTGAAGTCAACATGAAAGAGTTGATGAATCATTTGAAGAAAAAAGAATTTACTCAAGTTCGCAAGTGGGTTGTGGACAATATAGATAATGATCCTGTGAAAGTGTTCCGTAGAATATACGAAACTTTATATCAGTATATGAAACCTAATAGTATTCCCGCAGCAGTATTAGTATTGGGTAAATATCAATATTATTCAGCTTTTGTTGCTGATGCAGAAGTTAATCTATTGGCGTGTTTAACTGAAATCATGTCCCAATGTGAGTTTAAATGAGAGAAGATTGGGACGATAGATTAACGGAAGAATATGAATATTGGTTATCAAATAATCCTGTAGATAAAGTTGATTGTCCTAGTGATGATGAACTACGGGCTTTATTACTCGACAACCTAGAGTTTGTTCGTTCCATGTCTATAGAGGAATATACCCTCTATCAGAAATGGAATGAAATTCATACAAAATATCCTACTAAAGAAACCTCTACACTGTTTGGTGTGGAGAATGTGATGATTGATGCGAAAAAGAAGCACATTACAGATAAAGCAAAGTCTATGGTGTGGCCTGGCGGAGATTATACAAAATTACAACCAGAGTTAATTCTTACAGAGCATAATCGTTGGTTGACAGACCAATGGACTGCTGTAAGAACATTTTGTCATACACAAAGAAACAATAATAATATTGGTAGAAATTTATTTTATCTTGTAGTAGATAAACCAACTGGACAATATCTAGGTGTAATTTGTATATCGTCAGATTTTATAGACTTAACTCCTAGAGATAAGTTTGTAGGTTGGACTAGAGAACAACGTAATGAGGGAATGTTAGGACATACAGCAATTGGGTCTAGTATATTACCCACACAACCTTTGGGATTTAATTATGTTGGTGGTAAGTTACTTGCTTTGTTATGTTTATCCGATACAGTTCAGAATGATTGGAAGAAAAGATATAAACAAATATTGGTAGGTATGACTACAACATCTTTATATGGATCATTTTCTCAGTATCAGAATTTGAAGTATTGGAATAAAAGAGGTAAAACAACAGGCAAAGTTGTATTTGAACCAAACATACAGAATTTAAGAGCGTGTAGGAGGTGGACTCATAAGAATCATCCCGAGAAATATTGGGAGTGGTGGCATGCTATGAATGATAAAGGCAATAAGTATAAAAGAGACCATAAGTTTAGAATGTTGACATTTATATATTCTCAATTAGGTATTAAGAATGTAGAATCAATGCACCAACGTGGTATATACTTTTCCCATCTATACGAAAATACAGCAGAATTTCTCCGACAAGAGATAACAGAGTCCATGTTAATTAAAAGATTTCCAACATCTACAGAGCATCTTGTAGATATATGGAAAGAAAAGTATGCTAGCAAGAGAATTAAATCACTTACAGAAAGTAATAGATTAAATAATAATATACTGTTTTATGATGATTTAATTTATATGAATTGGGAAGAAACAAAACAAAAATATTTAAGTGATGTAGGACGATGAAGAAAAACGAACCACCTTATCAATTAAAACATTATTTGAATGCTATAAACCATGAAAAAGTAGATTTGATGGATGGTGAAGATGAGTTTTGGGAAAAGAAATATCCTGCTTTTATAGTAAATAAGGCATTAGGTTCTTTTGTTGATACTATACTATATGTGAATGAAATGAACAAGATGCACCACCTCGACAAGCGTCTCCAATTTCATTTTTTTCTAAATAGTATAGGTCGTAAAAAAAGATTTGCTAAATGGTTACGATCAAGCAAGATCGAAAATCTTGACACAATCAAAGAGTATTATGGATATAATAATGAAAAGGCCAGACAGGCTCTTGAGATACTAAATGATGAGCAAATTGAAGAAATAAAAATAATAATAAATCGAGGTGGAAAACATGGAAGAACTTGATTGGGACCCAGGCTTAATGCTTGAGGTCACATTATCAGAAGCTGATGATTTCCTTAAAATCCGAGAAACCTTATCACGCATTGGTGTTGCTTCTAGAAAAGAAAGAATTTTATATCAATCTTGTCACATTCTACATAAGCAGGGCCGATATTTTATCGTACATTTTAAAGAATTGTTTGCGTTAGATGGTAAGCCAACCAATTTGACTCAAAATGATATAGAACGAAGAAATACAATAGCTGGTTTATTGGAAGATTGGGGACTTGTGAATATTGAGGGGTTGTCAGAACCTAGAGCACCATTATCACAAATAAAGATATTATCTTTTAAAGAAAAAGATGAATGGACTCTAGAAACAAAATATAATATAGGAAAGAAACGAGTGGAATAATATGATTAAATTGATAAGAATGAAGTCCGGTGAAGATGTTATCGGCGATGTGACAGAAATAGATACAGGATATATAGTAGAAAGGCCAGCGGTACTCATGCCTATGCCAGCTTCTCAAGGTAGAGAAATGTCAATGGGCATGGTGCCTTGGCAACCATTTAGTAAAAGTACAAAATTTTCTATTCCAGGAGATTGGGTAGTTACAACTTCAGACCCAGCAGACGATATTGAAAATGGATATAGAACAAATTTTGGTTCAGGCATACAAGTAGCAACAAATAAATTACTCGTAGACTAAATAGGACTATGAGTAAATCATTTTCTATGATTCGCAAAGCCAGAGGCACTTTGGTCGAGCAGAAAAAAGAAGAACAACCCAAAGACGAAAAGTATCGGTTGTTGGTTATTAGTAATAAGCCTGACAACAATCCTTATTTCCATACTGTTCAAAGACTTTTGGATGAAGCAAAAAAACTTGGCATTCCAGCTTATGTATTGATGGCGGAAATAGCAAATATTGCTGATGGCCAAGTTTGGAACTCTGGAGATGAAAAAAATAAATTTAATATTTCATCTGATGATACTATTACTATTGTTCGTGGTTCTGTTGCTCGCCGAGACGCATATTTAGACTTAATTTCCCAATTAGAAAAACTAGGTATAGTAGTTGTAAATAGTAGACAAACAGTACAAATATGTGCTGACAAATATTGGTCATCTTTGCGTTTTGCTGATAATAATATTCCAACTCCAAAAACAGCTTTAGTACAAAGTGAAGAAACTTTACAAGCATCATTAGATATTATTGGAGAAGAATACCCAATGATATTGAAAACTCTAAAAGGATCAAAAGGTGTAGGAGTGATTTTTATTGAATCTAAACGCCAATTAGTTTCTTTGATACAATTACTTTGGAAAGAAGATGATTCTACAGAAATACTTTTACAATCATATATTAAATCAGATTTTGATGTAAGAGCATTAGTTTTGAATGGCAAAATTCTGACCGCAATGCGCAGAGATGTTTTAGAGGGAGATTTTAGAAGTAATTATTCACAAGGCGCTAAAGTTAAAGAATATAAGTTAAGTTCCGAAGAAATGGAAATATGTATTAATGCTGATAAAAGTGTTAATGGCATATACACCGGAGTAGATTTTATTAAGAATGGTAACGATATTTTTGTATTAGAGGTAAACAGTTCACCTGGCACTGAAGGTATTGAAGAAGCAACTGGTAGAAATTTAATTAAGGAAATATTAGTTCATTTTAAAGATAGAAATAATTGGAGATGGCAAGCTACAGAAATTGGGAGATTTGAATTAGTTACTTTAGAAGGTGTTGGTAAAATTGTTGCAAATTTTGATACTGGTAATAGTGCAAGATGTATTATTCATGCTGACAAATATGATGTAAAAAACAATATAGTGACATGGGAAATACAAGGGAAAAAATTTAAAAATAAACTTATTAAAATGACAAAGTGGGAACGGGGTGCTCTTGCCGCTGAGGTTATTGAAAGACCGCTCATATTATTAGATGTTACATTTGATGGTTCTATATATAAAGATGTTAAATTTGCTATAGATGATAGAAGTGAAAAGAGAACAAAATGTTTAATGAACCAAGATTTTATGAAACGAAGTAAAGTGATGGTCAATCCATCTAGATCATTTGTGGCCACATTTGCACCTAACCATGGTCTAAATTCTGATGGAACCTTTAAGAAGAACGCATTTGACTTATTTTGATTTTTATGATATAATGGTCCCATGAGTGACTTTTATATTAATGTAATGCAACGGGGTCCTAACCTCCTTGTTCGTGAATTCAAAGACGGTAAACGAGTAAAGCAAAAGATAAAATATGCGCCTACTCTTTACGTTCCTGTAGATAAAAAAACAGAATATACAACTTTAACAGGACAGTATGTAGCTCCTTATAAACTAGATGGCATATATGAGGCCCGGGCGTTTCTGGAGCAGTACGATGAACAACCTGAATTAGTTTATGGAATGGAGCGTTATCCATTTACTTGGATTGCTGATAATTATCCTGGTATAATTGATTGGGATATTAAGAAACTTAATATTTTAACTATAGATATTGAAGTTCAATGTGAGAATGGTTTTCCAGACCCACGTGCTGCTGATGAAGAATTATTGTGTATAACTGTAAAAAATCACTCTAATAAACAGATTTTAGTTTGGGGTATGCAAGAATATGTTGTGCATAATTCCGACGTTCAGTATGTTGAGTGTTATAATGAAAAAGAACTGCTGAGAAAGTTTATAGAATTCTGGGAGTATTATGACCCAGATATCATTACAGGTTGGAATACAAAGTTCTTTGATATTCCTTATCTGTGTAATCGCATAACAAAAATTCTAGGTGAAGATGAGATGAATAGACTATCTCCTTGGAAAGTTGTGCATCCACAACGAACATTTATTGCTAATAGAGAATTACAAACGTATGATATTTTAGGAGTATCATCATTAGACTATATAGACTTGTATAGAAAATATACCTATACCAGCCAAGAGTCATATACACTTAATCATATTGCATATGTTGAGTTGGGTGAAGCTAAACATGAAAACCCACATGAAACATTTAGAGATTGGTATACAAATGATTATCAATCTTTTGTTGATTATAATATTCAAGACGTTGAGCTAGTAGATAGATTGGAAGAAAAGATGAAATTGATAGAATTACATCTTACTATGGCTTATGAGGCGAAGATAAATCCACATGATGTGCATTCTCAAGTTCGTATGTGGGATGTAATTATCTATAATTATCTTAAAGAGCATAATGTAGTTGTGCCAATGAATTCATCACAAAGAAAAGATGCAAAGTATGAAGGTGCTTATGTAAAAGATCCTATTGTGGGATTACATAAGTGGGTAATGTCTTTTGATTTGAATAGTCTGTATCCACATTTGATTATGCAGTATAATATTTCTACAGAAACTATAGCTAAAGAAGGTAATGGTGAAGTTAATGTAGACAAGATGTTAAATAAAGAGGTAGATATTCCTGATGATGGATTTACAGTGACTCCAAATGGAGCACGTTTTATAAAAGATAGACAAGGATTTCTTCCCGCTTTAATGGAGAAATTTTATACAGACCGTGTTAAGTTTAAACAATGGACTTTAGATGCTAAAAATAATTATCAAAAATCAAAAGATTCAAAGTATTTGAATGAGATATCTAAATATAATAACATACAGATGGCTCGTAAGATTGCTTTAAATAGTGCTTATGGTGCTATTGGTAATCAGTATTTTAGATATTATGATACGAGATTGGCTACTGCTATAACAACAGCGGGTCAGTTATCTATTCGTTGGATTGAAAATGCTGTAAATGGTTATTTGAATAAAATATTGGAAACAGAAAATGAAGATTACATCATTGCATCAGATACAGACTCAATATACGTTTCTTTTGACGAATTGGTACATAAATCTTTTAATGGTAGAGATAACGTATCAAAGGAAAGAATTGTATCCTTTCTCGATACGGTGGCTAAAGAAAAAATTGAGCCGTTTATTGATAAATCTTATCGAGACCTTGCCGAATATGTAAAAGCATATGAGCAAAGAATGGAGATGGCTAGAGAAGTCATTGCCGACAAAGGTATCTGGACTGCCAAGAAAAGATATATTTTAAATGTCTATGACAGTGAAGGTGTACGATATAATGAACCTCAATTAAAAATAATGGGCATTGAGGCTGTAAAGTCATCAACGCCAGAACCTTGTCGTGATAAAATTAGAGAAGCTATAAAGCTAATACTTAATGAAGATGAAAAATCTCTAAATGAGTTTATTCAAGAATTCAGAAAAGAATTTATGAATATGCCTCCAGAAATGATTGCTTATCCTAGGTCATGTAAAGGTTTAAAAAAGTGGGGAGACTCCACAACTGTTTATAAAAAGAGTACACCCATGCACGTCAAGGGTGCTTTGATGTATAATTTCTTTTTGAAAAAACATAAGGTTACTCACAAGTATCCTAATATTCAAGAAGGCGATAAAATAAAATTTGTAGAATTACGAACTCCAAATATAATTCAAACAAATGTTGTATCGTTTATGACAAGATTACCTAGAGAGTTTGATTTGAATTCAGCAATAAATTATGATGTTATGTTTGACAAAAGTTTTGTCGAACCGTTGACTTTTATTCTTGACCAAATACAATGGCAAGTAGATAGAAGTTATGGCACACAACGAACACTAGAAGCGTTATTTGGATGATATTAAGTGAAAAAGAAACATATTGGGCAGCTGATAAACTAGTAAATTTTTTCAACAGTTTTAATCGTATAGATGAATACTTTAGAAAAAGAAAAATAGAGCGAATCAAAAAATTCCCAACCCCACTTTTCGGTATGGGTCCTGAAGATGATTTATTTCAAGCTTGGGACATGCACCCCGAAGATATGGAATTTGAAGTAGTTACAAGAACTAGAGAAGTTTTTGAGAATCTATTGGAGATGACTGCTAGCTTTACTCCAGATGATCCTCCCGCACGTGTTACTAAAATCTGTGTACAAGAAAAGAACACTGGAAAGATTTGTGGGTTTATTAAATTAGCATCACCTCTTATTAATGCCAAGCCAAGAAATGATTGGTTGGGTCGTCCATTGAATGGACAAGATAAAGCAGAGATGAGCAAATTCAATGATTCTACTATCATGGGATTTGTTATAGTACCAGCACAGCCATTTGGGTTTAATTATCTAGGCGGTAAGTTGATGGCTGCTATTTGTTGTTCACATGAAATTAGACGAAGAATGAATAAAAAGTATGGTGGTCCATTTTGTTTGTTCGAGACTACCTCGCTTTATGGAAATATAAAAGGTATGTCCATGTATGATGGTATGAGACCTTTTCTAAAATATAGAGGCGATACTTTATCAAAATTGTTTTTAAATTTGGACGATGATGTATATTTTGAAATACGAGATTGGTTTTATGAAAAGAATGGTGGTAAACCTTTAATACCTATGACTACTGAAGCAGGAACTCCTATTACAGGTCATAAGTTACGAACTCAAAGTAAAATCATAAGTATAATTACTAATTCACTTAAACATCATAACCAAGAAGCATATCAAAAATTTATGGAGTTTAAAAAGAGCGCAGGCGAAATAACTACACAGAAACGATTTTATAATTCTACATATGGGTTTTCTAATAGTCGAGAGTTTTTATTAGGAGAAACAGAAACGCTTATTAAGAGTGATACCTATGACAAATACGAGTTAGATAATATAGTAAAGTGGTGGAAGAAAAAAGCAAGTAAACGATATGACTCCATAAAAGAAGATGGAAGATTACGGAGAGAAATTGAAGTTTGGAAACGTGATAACATAGATACATTGGATATTATACGATGAAGATAGTTTGTGCAAGAATTAGAAGCAATGTGACTTACACAGGTCCTTTAGAAACTGTCCTTGATAGTTTCTTTGAGTTGTATGTACGTTGGATGAAGGACAACCCGCAATACGAATACTCAACATACAATCTCAGTTTTGATAAGAATGTTAAACCAAAACGAGATCCAGAAGTATTCAAAGATGCTGATGTTGTTGTGATACCATCCGACAGTGAGTTTAGATATCACGGAGAATTGCAAGTAGACCCAAGAGATTTAGAAACATCAAATAACTTTGTAAAGGAGTTTACCCCATACATGGAAGGTAAGAAAGTTATTATCTGGAGGTCAGACCGTGGTGATACAGAACAATTGTATAGAGAAAACACTTTCAAAGGGGTAACTCTTGGTGACTTTCATACAATAGATGAGATTGATTTCCCTGCCAACATACACGGCATGAAGTATCATTTTATCCAGACACTAAAGAACCCATTGTCTATGATGATGGACACACCTAAAGATAGAGACTTTGCCTATTGGGGTAGAATGAAACCGTCTGAGAAAAATCAACGAGAGAAAACTATTCGGGCACTGTACAGAGACCCAGACATATCGACTGTGTTGGTTGGTGGTTTTCCTTCCGGTGTAAAACGTGATGCGAAGTGGATCAAAGAATGGAAGGTGTTGTACCCAATGATAGAACGTGCCAAGTGTACACTGTGTTTTAATTGGTTAGACCCGACAGCAACAACATCAAGATATCCAGAAGCAATGTCTGTGGGTCTAGTTCCTTTTGTGTGGGGTGACTATGATATCAACAACACATATAATATTGATAACTGGCAACGAGTGAGTACCTTTGAGGACTTACGAGAAAAAATATTATCTTTAGATGAAACACAACTGAATGATATCAGAAACAATTATACAAAGATATTGCCAAGCCAAGATGAATACTATGAGATGTTTAGAAAAATGATGGATGAATGTTTATGAGCACAGCAAAGAAATTAAATAGAGATAAGGGATTTTGGCAAGGCGAAACTCCAGGACATCTCAACAGTAAAGAACTACAGAAATCCTTAATAGAATTTTGTCAAAATGAAAAAGTAAAGTCGGTAGTAGATTTTGGTTGTGGTGACGCATCATACATTAAAAAAATTTATAATAGTTGTGAAGATTTAGAATATCTTAATGCGTTTGATGGTAACCCAAATGTGAAAAAGATTACTGATGGGTTTGCTGAACAACAAGATTTATCAATACCATTTGATTTAGGTCGTAAGTATGATTTGGTTTTGTCCCTTGAGGTTGCCGAACATATACCTAAACAACACGAATCTGTTTATACAAATAATTTAGTGAATCATGTTGATAAACATTTGATTATTAGTTGGGCTACAGTAGGACAAAAGGGAATAGGTCATGTTAATTGCCAAAATAATGATTACGTTATTGACTTGTTTTCTAATTTTGGTTTGTCATATCAAAAAGAAACATCTCTACGGTTTAGAGATTCTATTGGTAGAAGTTGTAAATGGTTCAAAAACACAATAATGTATTTTAAAAAATGAAGATATATATTCCAACATTAGGTAGAGTTGATAATCAAATCACTTTTGACAATTTGCCAGATAAACATAAAGAGCAAGTTGTATTTGTTGTGCAGGAACACGAACGACCAAAACATAAAAGAGATGTAGAATACATGGTTGTTGGTGACAACATAGGACTTTCAGAAACACGCCGACAGATTTTTTATACAGTTGGTAAGAGTAGATTTTCTTTGTATGATGATGACTTGGTATTCTATAGAAGAAACATAAAATACACAACCGGTTCATCTGATATGGAAGGTTCTAAAAGAAAGATGACCGAATCTGACTTTGATGAAATGTATGATACTTTCAATGGTTGGTTGGATGATGGGTACATACAATGCGGACATAGAGAAACATCATTACCACCACTAGGAAAACTGCACCATGACAACGTGGGTATGTTTTCTGGTTTCACAATGAATGGTGAATTGATATCAAAGTTTATTGATGATGTGGATTGGATTTACACCTATGTTGGACAAGATAGTATGTGGCAGATAGAGTTTCTTACTAGAGGATATAGGATAAGAATGTCTGATATCTTTACACAAAAATCTGAGTGGTGGCAAGAAGGTGGTTGTTCTAATTACCGTGATGCTGATATGTATAATAATGAACATAGAAAACTAGTCACAAAATATCCAGAGTTTGTTAAAGAATCTGGATCAGTAACAAGAAAGAATATAGGAGAGATTATTAAGTTGAAGTATCGTTGGAGAGATGCTTACAAATATGGTCAGAGAAATAGTTTAGAAGGTTTTTTTGAAGAAACTAAATAGTATAATGGGGAAAAAAATATATTTAACTTTAATAACATTAGTTTGTTTAATTGTAACTTATAATGTTAAGGCTGAAATTGATACAGAAATTGTTAAACACGCTAGAGATGCCACAGTTTTAATAGCCGGCAGCCAGGGAGGTATGGGTTCTGGCATAATTTTAAATGAAGATGGATTAGTATTAACAAATTATCATGTAATTCATAGCGCCGAAGAATTAAGAGTATGGTTTTATGATGTACATAATGATAATTTTTATACCGCTGAAATTATAGGTATAGATCCAATTGCTGATTTGGCACTAATACAAATGAAAGTGCCAGATTATTTACTACCGTTAAAGTTTTTAACAATGGAAACTGAAACTTGGGAGGTTGGTGAAGAAGTATTTGCTATTGGACATCCAATGGGAATACAATGGACTGTTAGTTTAGGACATTTAGCAAATTTAGAAAGAACAGGAAGAATAACACCGTATGTAAATACAATACAACATTCAGCTGAAATACATAAAGGCAATTCTGGTGGACCTTTAATCAATAGACACGGTAGGATTGTGGGTGTAAATACTTATTTATTATTACCCAATAAACAATGGAGTGGAATAGCGTATGCCGTTAAAAGTGATATAGTTAAATGGTCAATTAATCAAATGTTAGAATTGGGTATGACAAAATATCCAGCCTTTAAATTAGATTTAAGAAGTTTAAGTCCTAGTGGTTATGAGGCTCTTAAAGAAATAGATCCTGATAATAGAATACCTAAAGACCTTTTTGGTTTGTTAGTGTTTAGTTTAGATGATGATTATGCTAAATCACAGGGTATAAGGCGTTGGGATATAGTTGTTGCTATAGATGGTCAGCCAGTAAATAATTTATTGGATGTTAGAGAAATTTTAATGCCCAATTATAAACCTGGTCAAATTGTAGATTTAATTTATATAAGAGAGGGACATTTTAGGAGAACTGATTATGTTTTGTCTGAAATAGAATTTGATTTTGTAGAATATTATGGCGATAGTGCTGCTGAACGACAACTAAATGAAGAAGAGGATGAAGATGATGGTCCTTCAGCATTTGAAGAAGAGGATGAATGATAACTGGTTCGCAATTATTGCTATTATATTGATATTGACTATCTTTATTGGAAGTGCAATGTTTGCAAACTGTATGTTATTAGATGAGATATGTACTTAACAATATGGACAAAACAAGGGAAAAAATCTATACATTTACCCTTTGAGGCGCTTGACGAAGTACGAAAAATGTTGTATACTAATAAAGATAATATTATTGAATATAGTATA